CAGTAGTGATAATAGAAGTAGAAGTGCCAGTCGGCTCAACCGTTGACGGTTTACCGTTAGGATCTGATGGAGATGTGCCATTGTAGATACACTTGTATACTTGATACTGAGAATTCACAACATAAAAGTCGGAATCATACAGTTTAGTAGCACCAGATGAAGCAGTTTTACTTGGAGAGTAATCGTGACGATACATATCGTATGTAAAACCCAAACCACCAGTGGTTTGCTCTGGAGACACCCAGTCAATTCTACGAACAACCTGAATCGTATCAGATGCCAATACACGCTTTAGCGCGATCATGTCATCGTAAGATCCAGAAAATTCTTGGAAAGAATCAACTGCCTGCGGCGGTGAATTTTCATTGTCCCATGATTGGGGACGCCCAATAAAGATGTACAAACGATCTCTCGTTGCACCTGCTACATCGTCACTTTGGGTGGCGACAGGACCTTCAAGGGCTTTGATAAATTTCTTCGCAGAAAAAATTCTAAATTGATCAGTTAGTAGGGCGGCCATTTAAATAGGGACTAGTATTCCTCTTGTCTATTTATTAAGGTTACTCAGACCTTAATTGTAAATCAAATTCGACACGTTTGATTCGATATCTGGCACCATTGTTTCCGATGAGCATCTCACCACCCAGAATAGCTTGCAATACTGCACCAGTGCCTGTGGTATCGCTAGGGTCATTGTTGATCGTGATTGTCGGTCTTGTGTTATAGAATCCATCAACATATTGAGAATATCCATAACCACCATTATTGACAGTCACAGAAGAGATTTGGTCACCTGCAGTTGTCATGACAGCAGTTGCTGTTGCTTGAATATCGCCTGCATTTTCAATAGCAATTGTTGGGGTGAGTGAATAATCATTACCAGGATTCTGGACAATAAAATCAATAATGGTGCCCGTATCAGAGAATTTATATAAGATACCATTGATACCAACATTAAGATTCCCTGTGTTGAAAGGCACAACATTTCTCACGGTAAGAATACCATCCTGATTATTCCAACTGGTAACAGTTGCTCTAACTCCAGAAACTTCACCAGTAACTAATTCCTCAGGGAAATAGTTTTGACCGTTATTATCATTACGGTCAATGTATATATTCATGGTAGCAGTATGGGGCACACCCTCACTCAAACCACCTGCTTCCAGAATAGTTGCATACTTGAATGGGATAGATGCATCTTTAACCTGATCACCAACTTGGAATAAGGTTGTGTTTTGTCCACCAATGGTTTCCTCAATACCATATAGAGAACTGAAGATACCACCATCAAGAGCAATTTGATTCACATAGTCTGTGCCTGTGTTATCGAGATCAGGAATACCATCACCAATAAATGTGCCAGGATTTGCAGGGTCTTCTACATTGTCATCATTAAATCTTCTATCAGTCAATAATCCAATAGGTTCTGTCAGCAGGACGATACTGCTACCAAGCTCTTCTTCCAGGACGTGTGGATTGAAACCAGAAGGTGCAGATGCTGCAACACCAGCGTCAAATTGGACGATAGCATCTTCGGTAGAAGGAATGCCACCATCGATGAATGCTAATTCATCAACTTCAAAGGTAACCAGCAATTCTCTGGTTGATGGATTCCAATCATATACTTTAGCAATCTTATTATTTTGATTTTCAATTCTACGAATTACTCTATCACCAACATTATAATCATATGTGGAATTGCCATCACTATCATTCTGAGTTGTATCCAGAATGACCCGTTGATCATATTTGAAATTTTTACCTCTAGTTACATTCTGGAATTTTTCTCTTGATTTGGATGTATATGAAACAATTTCATTTCCGATAATCAAGCTACCAGATCCAGGGAATGCATCAGTGCTATCGACAAAAATATCAGTAGAAGAAGAATCTAGATCTGTTAAAAGACCAGTAATATAATTTTCTACCGAGTTGTTTGCCTGTCTAGCTCTAATTTTTCTCTTGAGATTGACAAGTTTGGTAAAGATAACATTAGGTGGATTGGTATAGTCATTACCAGGATCAGTAACTGTAATGCCTGTAATGACACCCTGATCAACTGTAGCAACTGCCTTAGCGCCGATTCCACCACCGCCAGTAATTAAAATGTAGGGTGCTTCTTGATAGAATTCGCCAGGATCGTTAATAGAGATGCTAGTAACTTTACCTGCCGTATTGATCTGCGCTCTACCTCTTGCACCTTGTCCACCACCACCTTCAAAAATAAGTGTTGGAGGTGTAGCAAAACTTCTACCTTCTTGGAGCAGAGACAAACTAGTTACAGTTTGGACAACTGGGGACGCTGTAGCGCCAGATCCTTCTCCACCGAGAATTCTTGCCTGTGCTGGTCCAAAGTATCCATCACCGTTACGAGTCATTTTTACATAACCCACAGTGCCATTATTATTCAAAACAATTTCGCCTTTAGCACCAGATGGGAAACTACTTGCCAAAGCAGGCACTTCACTTCCAGGATACTGTGGCGTGCTATAAAATTCTGGTCCAATTACATATGGATATACTGGATTGTCACTAGAATCAGTCGTCATGAAGTATGCATATGTGCCATTAGGATAATCTGGCGTTACTGCAAACTTTCCATTATGCTTATCAAGATCTCCAAGACCTTCTTCATAGATGTAATCCTGAATCAGATCTCCCATCAAATATCCATCTTGGACACATCTAAATCCAACACCAACAATAGGATATCCAAAGACGTATAAAAGTCTAGGGGAGTTTGCTCTAGGAGTAAATCTAACTTCTCTAGTTGTAGAGCCGTTAAACAGCGCAAGATAATTGTCGTAAGTTACTGGAGATCCATCCAGAATATACTCTACACCATCAGAATACACATAATTTGTATTACCAATATCTACTGATTGACCTGTAGAATGCCAACCATCTTCTGCAGTTGAAAGAAGGAATGGAAGATTTAAGTTTGATGCATCATCTAAATTGAATACATAAGTCTTGCCACGATCCAAATTCAAAAATGCTGGTGCAGCACCGTCGATCAAATATTGATTATTGTTAGTTGTAACCGTATAGTTTACAGTGCCAGCAGTTGTTACTATGGGTCTAGCACCATCAATCTCAGATCCAACCTTAAATCTATAAGAGGAAGACATTCTGACAGCATTGCCAGAAGCATCATATCCATAAGGACCATAAATCGGATATCCATCAAATGACAATCCTAAGATTCTGGAGTGACCCGTTACATGACGAGAATAATCATTTGTTAATCCATCAGTATAGAAATCTGAGATGTAGTAGTTATTAGGTCTTTCTTCATCTTCAATCTCAGGACTGAGGACCATATATCCCTCATCACCTGCTGCACCTGACATGTAGCGATGGAATTTACAATAGTAATAAATTCTATTTGTCTCATCTTCATTCATAATGAATGTACTACGAAACTCATTTTCGTAGTCTGCAGAGGGCGCTGCAGACGCTCCAGTGCTGTTGTAATACAGTGTGCCTGGTGATTGATTCAAAGGACCATCAGGGGTGGTGCTAAACTGCATTGGGTGACCACCAAGATGGATATCATTCGGTAGATTAGATGCATCCGATTGATTCCAAATAATCAAATAATTTCTTTGAACCTGAATATTTTCAGGTGCCAAATAGTATTGACCTGGCACGAAGTCACCAAACTCATGTGCTTCATCACCAAAATCAATATAGAAAATACCATTCGGGAATGTAACTGGATCTGCATTTACTTGCATAGTAAATCCAGTAGATCCAAGGAGATTGTCTCCATTTTCAAATGTGCCTTGGACTAATCTAAGGTAAATTCTACTGGGATTTCCATTTGAATCATTTACAATTTTTGCAATTTCGCCTCTCGCAAAAGTGCCATCAACTAAACTACCACCAACCTTTTCTACAACTCTACCAACTTCAACTTCACCCAATTGCTCAACAACGTTGAAAACTGAGAGCATTATATTATCTAACTCAGTTTTCACATTCCATACGAATTCCTCTTTATTTCCATTTTCAAATACACCATTTGTTTCTGCAAAATGGTTGATTAATTTATTGGAAGTGTAGTAATACTGATTGCCATCAACGATACCATCAAAAGCGTCTGCATTTTTTAAGTAATCATATCTAACAGAGTCTACGTTAAAACCTACTGGAGTGTCATCTGCAATCGCCCAATCGGGAGTATGCAACAGGACACCATTGGACATAATGCCCAGTGCTTTATTTCTTTCTATTGGTCTTTCATCAAACCGAGGCACATCTTTGCCGCCTCTATAAACAAATGTTTGATTGAATGTTTGGTCATCCAAAGGACCGCCACCAGGCTCTCTTTCTGTGCCAAAATCTGCTGGTTTTGGATGATTGTCAGAAACTACAGTATACCTATCAGTGTCGGTTGCAAAGGTGCCTGTGGTTTGTGAATTTGGATCTGACTGCCAAATTCTACTAATATCAAAAGAAGACACAACATCAGGTGTGTCTTGCTCAGGAATGATAGCAAGTCTTAAAGGATCATAACCCCTTCCAGAATTTAAAACTCTAACATGAGTAATTCTTCCAGATACATCATCAATAATTGGATATAGCAATGCTTCCTCAACTGGAGTGCCACATCCATTGATAGTTAGTCTCGGTGGGTCTGAAGAAGTATATTCAGATCCGCCTTCTATTACTTTTACTGCTCTTACGCCAAAAACGTCATTGAAAATTGGCTCAATGACAGCTCCAGATCCAGGGATAGTCCTTGCCATTTTTTATTAACTTACGACTGTGATGGTGCCATTCATAAGAGAATGAAGTGTGCATTGATAATATAAAGTGCTAGGTGCATCCATGGGGACAGTCCAATAAAGCACACTAGATCCACTACCAGTTTGACCGTCCGTATATGGAGTGCCAGAAAGACCGCTACTAGATTGGATTCTAAAGGGGTGTCCACCACCTTGCACACTATTGTCAAAAGCATATGTCATACCACGCATGACATATAACGTGGGATCCATAGCAGTGCCAGTAAATCCAGGACCAGCAAAGGTATATGATTGAATACCGTCAGCATTCAATTCCCACCAAGTAATTGGACTGCGAGTTACAACCCAATCAGATCCATTCCAATAAAGAGAGTCTCCTTGAGTAATACCAGCAACATCAGTATCTGTCAGAGCAGCAAGAGTTGTGGTAAGCGTGCCATTAAATGCAACCGTTACAGTATCACCAGTAATGGAAGTGGTGATATTAGATCCACCTGCAATAGTAAGTGCATCAGACTCACTAGATGCTGTTGTTGTGCCAGTATCAGCATTTACTGTAGCAAAACTAGTGATACTAGATACACCAGCATTATCATCACCTGGCACCCAATTAGTGCCATCCCACTTCAAAACTTGATTGTTTGTGGGAGGAGTCGTTGAAACATCAATGTCTGCAAGATCACCAACAGTTGTATATTGAGTCAACAATTCAACTCTAGTATCACCAACACCACCCGTGGTGATATTCATATTCACATATGGTTTATCATCACCATCAACCGTAAAGAAATATCCAGGATAGGTAGCAGCAGCAGGAGCAGCTGCTAAAGAGGAATACTCGTTTTTATATGAAATTTTCGTAGGAAAATCAACGTTACCCGTGGCACCATCAAATATACTTGTTACACTACCAGCAGACAACCGAATATCACCAGTGCCATTAGGAGCAACGGTGACATTCTGATTTGAAGATGAAATGATAGAGTTGCCATTTACATCTAACGCTGCTGTCAGCGCAGTAAGATCTGCTGACACAAAACTAGTGCCATTATATTTCAACACCTGTCCAGATCCAGCGTTAGCAACGTTAATCTGGAGGTTGGCACCGTTGCCTATTGCTGAATATAGCTCAGTAAAGTTGTCATTGATCTTAGTGCCGCCAGCGCGGAGGGTGTCCCCCGTGTTGTCGTTGGCGGCAGAGCCAAGATTAAGTGATTGTTTGGTCATTTCTCGCCACGATTTTTAGTTATTTATAGGATCTCTGGATCGATAATCTCTTCACCATAATCTGCAAGATTTGGTGCTACCCAATCGTCGGGGACTGTAGTTTCAACTGCGATAGATGGATTTTGATATCCACTACCAGGATTAGAAATAACCACACCCGAAACTCCAACCAGAGCGCGGATTTGTGCATCGAAACCAGAGATGGAGTCGATTCTTACATTGGGTCTAGATGTGTATCCAGATCCACCTGCGGTAACACTGACACTCTCAACTCTACCCGAAGTTAGATTTGCAGTTGCGTTAGCACCTTTACCAAAGATTGATCCGAGATAATCGAATGTAATCAGTGAGTTAGAAGATTCAATAACTGCAACCTCACGATCGTCAGTTTCACCCTGAATGTCAATGAAGTCACCAGGCTCAATCGGCGGGACAATATCTGCTGCCTCAACGTCCTGATCAGATCCGATGTAGGAGAATGCTACGAAAGTAGATCCGACACGAGGAATCTCAGAGAAGATGATTCTAGAACCAACAATCTCAAAACCAACTCCAGGT